TGACCGGGTGGCGGTCAGGTACAGGTTGGCAACATCGGTGCCACCAAACAAATCCCATTGCCCTAGTTCAACTTCGCCAGCAACGGTCGTGGCGTTGTTTCTGCCCAATGCCCCCAGCGGAGTCTCGGCGGTGATTGTCACGAAGTCGGCGTTACCGACAGACCCGACGTAGGGGATGCCGTACTCAACCGCAACGTTGGTGATAGTGCCGCTCCAAAACGCATACCCCGTGTCCAGCGGGTCGCCCAGCACAAGATGCACAACCCCGCCAATCACGACGTTTGTGTCAGGTGTGGCATAGCCGTCGGGGTAACGGGCCACGATGGTCGCTTGACCCGCGTTCATCGGTTCGAGGTAGTACGACTGGCCCGCCCGGACGTTCAGCGACACAACCTCGGCATCGAGGGCTGTGCCGATGCCGTAGATGGTGGTCCCGAGGTAGACGCGCCAGTCTTGGCTCATGACAGCCTGACCCCGCTAATGCCGCCGTTCTGCCGAGAGTAGCGACGCAGGGCATCCACAATCGCCGCAGGGTCGCCACTTGAAACATTTATAACAATGCCCGGAGCCACAGCCCTAGCCGCACTAACAGGGTCAATACCCCTACTAAACAACGCCCCAAACTGACGCAACAACGCATCCTCTCGTTGAGGGCTCACCGGCCTGTAACCCATGTAAGAGTTAGCGCTCAACGCAGCACCCTCGCGCATCCTATCCATCTGCACGGCCCACGACGGCAGCGACTTGGCATCCACACCGGGAATCTCGGCAATCAGGTTATAGACGGCTCTGACGGCGTCGTACATCTGCCCGATGAACTTGCCAATACCAGAATTAGCAAACTCTGCCATTACCAGTTCCTGTTTGAACTGCTGAATAGCGCCAGCCAAACCATCCTTGGCGAAGGCATCCGCAACCCGAATAGCCATGTCAGCAAGACGCTCAAAAATCGGCAACACCTTGTAGCCGACTTCCTCAAAGATTTCACCAAACCGTGCCCGCAGACGGTCCATCCGACCCTCAAACGTGTTCGCCGCGTCAGCCGCGCCACCCTTGAAGCGGGTCTCCAACAGGGCCATGACCTCGTCCAGGCTCTTGCCCTTTAGGTCAGCCTTGGACAGACCCGTGCCGAGCCGGAGCAGCGCCGTGTTTGAGCCATCGGCGGCCTTGCCCATCGCCTCCACGACGGACTCGAGGTCTTTCCCGGTGCGCCCCGAAATGTCCAGCGCAATCTTCATCGCACGGGATGCCTTGTCGGTGTTCTTGAACGACCGGATGAGACGCCCCAGCGACGGGCGCAGGTCATCGTCGGCGATACCCGTCGCCCTCATCAGCGCGTCGATGGTAGACTCCAGCCCCGCCACCTGCGCTTTGTTCGCCTTCGCAAACTTCTCAGCCGTCTTAGCCAGGTCAATCTGGGACTTCCGGTCAGCGTCAGCAGCCTTGGCAGCGTTGAACAGGAACCCACCAACGGCGACCGCACCTGCAGCCAAGCCGGCAAACGCGGCGGTGGCACCGATAGCCGCCTTTGACAGGATGAACCCGGTCTTTTTGCCGACACCCTCCAGCGACTTGAACTCCTCCTTCGCCTTGCGGATGCCCTTAGCCGAGAACGTCGAGATGATGGGGATTGAGATAGCCATTAGCGAACCTTCTGCTGAACCCTTCGCTCGTACTTTTTGATGACCTGCACCAGTTCACGGGTCACCTCGGCGCGCTTTCCAAGCACCCGCGGCCCAATGACACGGGTGCGCCCCGGGGCGATAGGCCCGAGGCTGTCCCCCAGCGGGTTCTTGTTCGCCCGCCCTGCCGCCTCGAACACAGCTGCGCCACGGTTCACCTGCTGAACGAACATGACCGCCACAGCGTCCCTGCGGGCATCCACCTTTAGTTTCACCCCGCGTCGGGCACCAGACACCGTGAACGGGAAGATGGCCCGCCTGGTGCCCTTCTGGTTCGTCTGGGACCACTTCCGCGCCATGCCCGACAGGGGCACCTGGGTGTAGCCGTCACGGGCCGCGTCCAACGCCGGGGCGGCGACCTTCTCGGCATCCTTCGTGAACTGCTTGCGGAGACCCGGCTCAACCTTGTTCAGTTCCCGGATGGTCTCGGTCAGCCCGTAGACCGCCTGTGCCTTAGCCACGGTCAGCCCTCCGACAGAACCTCCAACACGGTGAACAGGTCACGCGTGTCGAACGGCACATCAGGGGGCCAGAAACCCGTGCGGGCCAGCAGTTCTGCCAGTCCACGGTTTACTGACCCCCGTGCGTAGGGTGCCCCGACTCCTCCTCCACCACTTCGACCGCGTCGAGCCTGCGCACGAAATCGTCAAAGACTGGCGGGACGGTAACCCCGGACAGTTTTGCGGCCTCGTATGCCATGTAGGCCAGGTGCTCCATGCCGATGCCGTTTGCGAACTCGGACGACTTGATGCGGAACTTTCGTTCGGTGGCGACAAGAACGAACAGGTTCGTGGTGACGGTGTATGGCTCCCCTTCGGCGGGGGTGACTTGGAGGTGCAGTTTCATGGTGTGGCCCTTTCAGGTGTCTCAGGTCAGACGATGTCGCGGGCGAACGTGCCACCCGTGAACGTCACATCCACCGTCGCCAACTCGCCAAACGTGGAGTTGATGGGGGTGAAGTTTTCGAGGTAGGCGTTCGTGATGGTGTATTCGGGGTTGGTTGCCGACTCGGTCGTGCCCGACGGGCTGATGACGAGCGTGGACGACTTGCCGACCGACGCCTGCAGGGCATCCTCCACCTCGGTGGACCCGTAGGACAGGTACAGGGTCATTGTGACCTCGACGGCCTGCAGACCGGCGACGAACTTGCGTCCGGTGTCGCCCATTGCGGTGGCCTCGAGCGCGTCGTTTCCGACGGTGAGGGTCACGGACTGCACCTGGTCGGACAGGTCATAGGTGGTCATGCCTTGCGTGAGGTTTACGGTGGCGTTGGACAGGAATGTGGTGGTTGCCACGGGTTTCTCCTAACGGTTGGTCCCGACCCTGACCTCGAGGTCATAGGTGGGGAGTTGCTGGTTGCCGTAGTCAGCCGTACTAGGACGGCCCCCTACGACAGCGATGGGGGATGCACAGATGGTCTCAACGGTGTCGAGAATCCATCGGTTGGTTTGGGCGTTGCCGGGGGGCGAGCCGCACACCTTGAGGGTGACGGTGACGTCATCAACGGCGCGGGCAATCTGGGTGAACGTCGGCAGCTCGACCATCACGACCTTGGGCCTCACGGCCCCCGGCTCATGGGCCCACGGGACGTTGAGAGCTGTCAGGGCGGTGGTCACCTTCGTGACAGCGTCCGACAGGAACGACGCCATCAGCCGACCCCGGGGCGCTTACAGCCCAACAGGGCCAGAATCTGCCCGAGGGACTGCTGCGGGACGACCCCAAACCCTTGTGCGTCAAACGATGCGTAGCCGTCCACCGCACCGCGCTGGCGATACAACTGGGCGGCGTACATGATGACCCCGAGAATTACGTCGTTGCCGGGGGCCACGTTCGGGTGGTCCTGATAGCCCGCCCGGGAACGGTAGTACCAGCATCTGTCGTTGGCGGCATCGACGCAACGGTCGAGGAACGTCTGGTCGTCGCCGGTGGCGTCAAACCCGAGCCAGTTCTCCACGTCTGCAGAGGTCGCCCACGTCGTCTCGAGATGGAGTTGCCCCCAGACCTCTTGCGACGCCACGGTGAAATTGCCGTGCGTGTATTGCACCGTTTTGAGGGTGGCATCGACGGCGGTAATGGTCTCGTTCGGGGTGTTCCATGACTGGGTCGGCAGGCCGCCGATGTCCACGCGGGAACCGACGAGAATCCCGTTCACGTCGGACAGGGTCAGCGTGAATACGCCAGACGTCGCCTCGATGTTGGTCACCGTTTTGTCGATGACTATCGGGAACGTTGGTGCTGTCACTACTGACCCTGTCCTGCGCTACTTGTTGATTATTCGGCGATTTTGACGAACTTTGCCGCGTCAATCATGAGCGTGGCGAGGTAGCCACGGAACGCAATTGTGCGCGACAGCGAGCCGTCGTTGGCCTCGGCGCTGATGGCGCCCTTCTGCTGCTCGAAGATTTCGAACCCGTCGGCGTTGCCCACGGCGAGGAAGTCGCTGTTGTAGGGCGTGACGACGACCGAAAGGCCGAAAGCGTTGCCGACGAGCGTGCCGGGGGACACGTTGCCGTAGGCGTTCATCGGGCCGACCTGCGGGAACAGCGGGCGGTCTGCGGTGTCGCTCAACTTGCCGAGCGCGCCCCAGTAGGACGGGCTGACGAACATGTGCGTTGGCAGATGGCTCGATGCGTTCAGAATGGTGACGGAGCAGTCGTAAACGAAATCGGCCCATGCGGCGGGGTCGGTTACGTCAAATGCGGCTTGCGTGGTGCTGATGCCAGCCTCCAGCGCGGCCTCGACGACGGTTTCGGTCTGCTTGGCGTAGACGCGGGCCATGTCGTCCAGAAGGACGCTCAGAACCTCGGGCTGCGACCAGTCCATTGCCTCTTCGGACAACTTGACGTAACCGCCGTAGACGGCCTTGGTCACCTGGTTGTCGGTGATGACGAGCGTGCCCTGGTCGAGCGCGACGTTCTCACCGTTGGACAGGCCGATGGTGGTGTGGGTGGTCACCGACGGGCGGATGAACACTTTGCCACCCTGCGGCATGGCCTTGGTGCCGATGGCGTCAATGACGGAACGGCGACCGATGAGGCCGTTGTAGACCGGGGCCACGATGGGCGTCGGGAGGACGCCGTCGAGGTCGCTGGTCACCACGTTCGGGGCGGCGGCACGGACAGCCTGTTGGAACTCGGCCCACACGGAGCCGCCCTGCAGGAACTTGGACAGGTACTCGGCAGCCGACGGGAGTGCGAACTCTCGCTTGGCCGAGGCCCAGATAGGGGCGGTCGGAACGACGGCAGGTGCCGCAGCCTCAACCACCTCGGGGGTGTTTTCGCTCATGTCTGAATCTCCTTCGGATTGGGGAGCGGGGGTTTCGTCTGCCACCTCAGCGGTGGCGGCGATTTCTGTAATGACTGCACCCTCGAACGCCGGGATGGCGACGAGGGACAGTTCGACCAGTCGGGCGGCGGTCACAACCATGACCTCGCCCTCATAGTCCCATTTTTCGGGGATGGCACCGACCGACACGGAGTCGTAGGCGCCAGCCTTCACTAGGGCGACAGCGTCGCGGGCGGCGGCGGTGTCAGCGAACGTGGCCTCGAACTCAAGACCTTCGGCGCCGTCGGTGATGGTGACGGTGCCGCGCAGCTGCGTGAGGTCGTGGTTCTCAACCAGTTTGGCGGGGCGCTGGTTCACGTCGAACGCGCCCTTCTGAAACGACACGACGGTGCCGTCCGAAACACGCGCCGACACGGGCGCCCACGGGACAGCGATGCCGGCGATGCGGGCGGGGCGGGCCTCGTCGCCAGCCTCAGCAATAATGAGGTCTGGGTCAGCGTGAAACTTCAGCATCTTCGCTCCTTTGACGAGCAGAACGCTCGACTGCGATAGGGGAATCATCCATCGACTCTCCGATGTAGGACTCAATGTCAAACTCAACGAACCGGCCCCGGGGCAGGATGGTGTCTGCCGACAAGGTCTGCTCGATTACGTCCAGATAGGGCTTGGCGCCGTACAGGTACAACTGCAGGCGGGCATCCTGGGCGTTCTGATACGTCAGGCCGCCCACGTCGATGCCGAGAAGCCACGGCGGGATGTTTGCCACACGCGACAACTCAAGCGCCTGGTACTGGCGCTGCTCACCCAACACGTCTATCTGGTCGCGGGTGTATTCGTGGAACTCCACAAGGTCGTTCAGGGCGAACATGACGTTTTGCTTACGAGCCGACGCCAACGACCCGGCAAGGTCAGCCAGTTCCTCACCGGACAGGGTTTCGCCGCCCTTCTGCTGCAACCAGCCCGGCGTTTGCTCAAGGGTCGCCATCTTGTCAATGGCCTGCTGAAGGTAGAACGCCGTGTTAATGGCCTTCTGCCCCGAGTAGGCCACACCCATAATCGGGCTGATGAACTGCACCACGTTCAGCGGCTCGAGCGCCATCCCGTTAAAGTCAATCTCAGGCGACGGCCCGAACCACACCGGACCCGCCTGGTCGGGGGTTGAAACGTTGGCGTACGGCAGCCAGGTGAACGACGCCGGGAACCCGTTGGAGTAGCGGGTCGTGACATACCAAAACGCCCGCCCATACAGGTACAGGTCGGTGAAGGTGTTTACAAGAATAAAGTTCCGGGTCACCTTCGGGTCGGGCTTGTCCATCCACGTCTCGAGCGGGAGGTAAATCTCTTCGTAGTCCTCCCCGGTCCATTGCCGGGTGTATTGCTTGAAGGGGATGGCGCCGACGATGGATGCAATCAGGTCGTGGGCGCGGGAAATGGTGGGGACGGTCAGCGCGATGCGTTCCGAGCTGTTCGTCATGTAGGACAGGAACTGGCCTACCCCAACCGAACCGGCGGCAGCACGAACAGGGGCCTCAGCCCCGTAGGCGGCAGTTCGTACTTTCTTGCGCAACGCCATGTGATACCGATGCTAGCAGTAGCAAGCACCTGTTACAAGGTTTGCTAGCGGGCAATCCCCAGCGTCGGTTTCCCGGCGTTCTTAGGTTTCACCACGTAGCCCGCCGCCGCAATCAGACACCGGCACAGCTCGATGGGGCCAGGGGATTTCTGCGACGAGACCACCACCGACCCGTTGGCCCGCACCAGCACCGCCCTGTTCACATGCTCGGCAAGCATCTGCTCCCCGTGGTGCCGAAGCCTGCCCTCGGCAATCAGGTTCCGCACCAGCGGGGTTGCCTTCAGCAGTTCCCCATAGCCCCACACAATCGTGCGTTTCCGCCATTTTTCCGGGAGCATCAACTCGAGCGACGGGGTGACAGCCAGCTGCAGGGTCGGGTCGGCGGTCATCTGCCGCTCGACCTCAGCCCACAGGTCAGCGGTGTGTTCTGCCACCAGCCCGACGCTGGCGACGATGTTCTCCCCGTCGGACCCGACCCGGGCACCCACATAACGGGTCTCATCCACCGAGGAATCGACAGCCAGGACGCCCCCGGCTGGTTGGGGGTCGTCAGTCTGCAGTTTGGCCCACACCCCGGGCGCAATCCACGCGTTTGCCGCCGACACCCACAGGTTGCAGTGCGCCCTCAGAAACGAGGTCTTGTCGGGGGACGCCGCCGCGTCGTGGAGTCCCTGAAGGTTGATGGTCATCGGCATAGCAGGGTTGGCCCACCCCCAGTTCGTCTGGTCCCACGGGTTCACATCCGGCGGCAACGACCATTCGCACAGCGACAGCGTGCCCTGCTCGCCGCGGTCAATCAGGGCCAGCGCCTGTTCCCGCATCCGGAGCATGACCCTCGACGACTCGTCGCCAGCGGTCGAGGTGGCAAAGAAATGCGGCGACGGGACTGCAATCTGCGACGGCAGTAACGCCCCGAACACGGCAGGCTCAGACAAGGCCCACAACTCGTCGGCGATAATCAGGTCGTAGGTGCCGCCATGCTTTTTCCCGGTCGCGGCCTTCACCACCCAACGGGACTTGTCCACCATCTCAACCTTGTTGCGCCCATACGCCCACGTCACCTTCGCAACCCCCGATTCCTCCCACAGTTCCATCGTGTCCGACAACGCCTCCCACACCTCGGTCGCCAACGCCAACTCGTGAGCGACGTTCAGCACCCGCACCGGACGCCCCCAAATCCTCGGCAGTTCAGTCAGCGCCCACCCCACCAGGCACGCCAGCATCGTGGTCTTGCCGTTCTGACGGGCCGTCGTAGTAATCGACCGGCTGTGAACAAACGACCCATCCTCCCTGTGGGTGAACGCCTGGGTCAGGGCACGGACCTGCCACGGAAACAGGGTCAGCCCTAGATGCTCAGCCCCCCACGCCGCAATCAGAGGCCC